TTACACGACTTTAAGACACACAAGGATATCTTCAACCGTTTCAATGGTAAGCGTGTCGCATTTGGTATGGCATTTCCTGTATGCACAGACTTGGCTGTTTCTGGTGCGGCACACTTCAAGCGTAAGGCAGAGCTTGACCCTGCTTTTCAAATCAAAGCAAGTAAACACGCAAGCAATTGTGCTGACCTATTTGAGGACTTTGGATGCCCTTATTTTATAGAAAATCCTGTTTCTGTACTGGCTACAATCTGGCGTAAACCTGACTATAGTTTTCACCCATACGAGTATGGTGGATACATACCCAAAGAGAAAGCAGATCATCCTAAATGGCCTGATTATATAGCGCCAAGGGATGCCTACCCAAAGAAAACTTGCCTGTGGACTGGTGGTGGTTTTCGTATGCCATACAAGGAAAGAGTATCGCCAGAAGAGGGATACAGTAGGCAGCACCTCAAGCTAGGTGGTAAGTCTATGAAGACTAAAAACATTCGTAGTGCTACGCCTAGAGGTTTCGCTAGGGCTGTTTGGGCTGCCCATACTTCACCACTACCAATGTGACGTAACGTAACATTTGCAATACTGGGAAACATGAAATAGACTTAGGACAGAACACAAACAAAGAGGAGAAAAAAATGTTTGTACTTTTCGCAACAAAGCCCCTGAATGATGGCACAAAAGGTTTTCGTTTTAACTTTGCAGGTAACAAGGGATTGTACCGCAAGCGTAAGAATGTGAAGCGTAATTTCAAGATTGATCGTAACGGTTGTATGACTGCTATTCACTTAGGGAAGCGCAGCCTATACATGGAACACAAAGCAAACCGTGACACCAAGCGTAAACTTTGCCACTTCGCAGGGTAAAACAATGACAGAAGAACAACTCGTAGAACTATCAGAAACTATTGCAGGTGCTTGGCTAGAAGACATACACGATTTTAATGCTCGTCTAGGTAGCCCTTGGACATTAGATAAAAACGGTGATGAAGTCTTTACAGAAGACGCACAAGACAGGTTTAATGAAATCTTTGACACAGTGCAAAACATCATGCACGACATTGTAGAGATAGAAAGGAAAGACAGATGACAACCTTTACAAAACCAGTGTTGCGTGAACTACGCAACCAACTCAACGCTGTGCTCAACAGCAACGGCATTGATGGATACACCTTTGAGCTAGGCAACTGTAAATATGACGGAGGCGAAGCTACCTTTCAACTCAAGGTGCTTATCAAAGGTAGTAAGTCTAGACAAGAGAGAGATCTTGAAGACTTGGCAAAACTCAGTGGCTTAGATACAGACAAGGTTGCATCTTTGCAAGGCATGATGGTATACCTTGTAGGGTACAACACAAAAGCCCGTAAGTTTCCTTGGATTGTAGCACAATCACCTAAAGGACAACGCTACGTGATTAATGATTACACAGCCAAGCGTTTGTTTGGCACAGTAGCAGAGGTATCATAACTATGAATGTACTATCACTATTTGACGGTATGTCATGTGGACAGCTTGCCCTACAAAGGGCTGGCATTCAAGTAGATAATTATTTCGCAGCGGAGATTGACAAGTATGTAATCAAAGTAACACAAGCAAACTTTCCTAGCACTACTCAGCTTGGTGATGTGACAACTGTTGACCCTGACAAATTACCTAAGATTGATCTGCTTATAGGTGGCTCACCGTGTCAAGGCTTTAGCTTTGCAGGTAAGCAATTAAACTTTGATGATCCACGCAGTAAATTATTCTGGGAGTACGTGCGACTGCTCAAGGCACTCAAGCCTAAGTACTTCCTACTTGAGAACGTCAAGATGAAAAAAGAGAGCATGGACGTTATCACAAAAGCGCTGGGCGTAGAGCCTATCTTTATCAATAGCAGTCGTGTCTCTGCACAAAACAGACAGAGGTACTACTGGACAAACATACCTATGGAAAGTTTACCTGATGACAAAGGTATTGTACTTGCTGACATCTTAGAAGATGGACATGTTGACCGTGACAAGTCGCATTGCATTGACGCTAATTACTTCAAGGGTGGCAACCTCAAGTCATACTTTGAGAAGCATCGTAGACAACTCGTGTTTGGTGCAAGGGTTGTGAACCGTAGGTTAGATGAGCGTGGTAAACGACAAGATTATAATAGAGACATTCCCTTACAAGCACGACTAGAGCTACGCTCAGATGATAAGACTAATTGTATTACTACTGTTCATAAGGACAGTGTAGTTGCATATCAAGATGAAAATATCACATGGCGTAAGCTAACACCTCTAGAGTGTGAGCGTTTACAAACTGTTCCAGAAGGTTATACTGACCATGTGTCTAATACCCAGCGCTACAAAATGCTTGGCAATGGCTGGACAGTTGACGTAGTGTCACATATATTTGGAGGACTAACACAATGCACATAGCTATCTGGAAACAGAAGTCAGATGACAAAGAACACTTGTCGATGGTCACTTTTAAAGACAGCAAAGACTTGAGAGATAGACTATTCTCAGGTGAGCTACCTGATTTGCCTGACAATATCATAGTCACAAACTCTGAGGGCTTAGTTATCAGAGAATACGTAATCACACTAGACGAGGTAGACATACCATGAAACTTACGATCAACACAAAGGCTTTTCCTGATGTACCAGTAGAGCACCTTAAAGAAATGCTTGGCATATTACCTTACTGGGTAGGTGAGTATACCTTGCTAGGCAAGGGCATGGACATAGTAAACTTTATGACTGAGCGCTATGGTTTTGGTAGCTTGTACCAATTCAAGGGTGACGTACAAGAGGACGGTACGTACACCACTACAGATGACCCTGACCTACCTTACATAGGAAAGATGAACACACCTAACGGCAACGTGTACTTCTATCAGTACGCTATGCTTGCACTACCGTTACCTAACGGTGAATACTTTGTAACAAGGATGGACTAAAATGTACGATGTAATACCTTTACAGCAATACAGCGTAGACTTGCAGCGTGAGATTGACGATGCAGAATGGCTTGGCGAGTTTGATCGTGCTGATGCAGACAAACGAGAGCTTGAGGATGTCAAGCGTATGATTGCCAATGGCGAACTATGGTATCCGTTGTTTTAACATGGTAGCTGGATCACAAATAATCTTACCATTCTTGATAGCTTATGTAGGTGGCTTCATCTACTTCTACTTGAAAGGTAGTGACGAGGAATAACTTATGGCCTTGTACATCAAAAGAGTTCTTATCGCCTTCTCAGTATTAGTTAACGTAATGCTTGGCGGTATGAACAACCAAACGTTTAGCGCCAGGAATTGGCAATGGAAAAGAGAACGTAAGCCTAACTTGGTTTGGCTGATTGATCTCACAGTAGGGAAAGGACACTGTTCAGAATGTTGGGTTTACTGGAAGACACGCAGGAAATGGTAAAGTCTAAGACGGTAAGTCAGCTAGTGTATGCATACTTAAAGTCAGATGCATTTCGCAAGCTAGGTCACGCTTCACAAAAAGACTACTCTGATTGCTTAAATATAATAGAAGATGGATTAGGACATATCAGTATCAAATCAGGTTTGACTGTACCTACCATGCAGAAACATTACAACGCTTGGCTAAAACGTGGAGTGCATCGTGCAAACAAGATAGCTGCGATCATGTCTATACTTATTAATTGGGCTACGAAGAATAACTTACGTGTCTTCAACCCTATGCCGTACCTAGACAAGACACCTAACCCACCTCGCAAAGTTACGTGGGAGCCAAGCCAGGTCAAGCTGTTCTTGGATACAGCGTACAGTGAGTGGAAGTGGCGATCAGTAGGACTAATTGTACACATGGCTTACGAGTGGGGTCAGCGTGTAGGTGATATGCGTATGCTGTTGTGGAACGCTATAGACTTAGACAAAGGACGCTGTGACTTTGAGCAAAGCAAAAGAGGTGAGGCAGTACACTTGCCTATCAGTGATGGCTTGATGCACGTACTGAGACAGCAACACGAAACGTTTAGCTTTCAAGTCTTGGTAGCGCCACAGATACAGCCTAGTGATGGAGCGTACAAGCCTTACTCAAAAGAAGGTCTTCACGTACACGTCAATGCAATACTAGAGGAAGCTGGACTACCAAGCCACCTGACAGCTATGGATATGCGCCGTACAGCTATCACTGAGATGGTTGAAGCTGGTGTAGATATAACACAGATCAAACAAGTTAGTGGACACACTAGCATAAATAGCTTGACTCCGTATATCAAACACACGTATACTGGAGCCTCAGAAGCATTAGCCCAGCGCAATGCGTACAAGGATAGAGAGTGATGCAGTATGATCTTTTTTACGAGGTGCAGAAAAACAAAGAGGAGGAGGATCACTTAAGGATTTGTGTAGGCTGTGGTAGTAAAAAAAATTTAAAACATTTTAGGGTTTTAGTAAGAAGACTAGGAGATAGAAATACTTTGTCTTCTACATGTAGCGACTGTGATGATAGAGCATCCATAATAAAATCAATATGGAAAAAAAATAATCCCCTACCTAAAAACTATGCTTGTCCTATCTGCGGTATGACACACAAAGATTATTTAAATATGGGAAAGTACAGAACACAGAGTCCTTTTTCTATAGATCACTGTCAAAAAAATATGGAAGTAAGGGGCTGGATATGTAACCCTTGTAATTCCGCTATGGGTTTAGCTAAACATGATATAAATATATTGCGTAAAATGGTAAGGTACCTGACAGATGGATAACTATATAGAAGAGACACTGGACTTAACGGAAGGTGAGTCAGTGCGTAAGACTTGTCCTAAGTGTGGCAGTAAGAACACCTTCACTGCACGTAAGGTTGACGGTAGGATTATCTACAACTGTTACAAATTATCTTGTGATCTCAAGGGCATGGTGTCTACAGCTATGACTGCAGAAGAGATGGAGTCCTACTTTAGGATACCTCTAGTAGAAACATATAATAATAACAAAGAGTTATCTACCTTTGTTTATCCAGAGCACGTCATTAATGGTGAGGCTGCACAGGATGGACAACTAAAACGATTTATTATGCGCTGGCCTATACTTAACCATGAGAAGTTAATGTATGACGTTAAGGATAGACGTGCTGTATTTCCTATCTACGAGGACGGTAGACTGATAGATGCAATAGGACGTGCGTTAGGTGGAGCTATACCAAAGTGGTATAGATACGGTGGTACAAGTAGCTACTACAAGAGATGTATAGGTGAACCCAACGGTGTATACGTTATAGTCGAAGATGTTATTAGTGCTATCACTGTAGCTAAACTTATGCCAAGAACCACAGGTTTTGCTATACTTGGCACTAGCTTGACAGACGATCACCTAGCTGATATAAGTGACAATGCGTCAAGCTGTTTAGTTGCACTTGATCCTGACGCACTAAGTAAAAGTATGGAGTTCAGTAAGAAGATACAACTTTGGACTGACTTACCTGCTTGGGTGTTACACGTTGAGGATGACATCAAGTATGAACGTGAGAAAGATATAACTAATTTAAGGATTCTGATAGATGGAGCGATTGAATAAACAGAACCCTATGGCTAAAGACTTGCGGCAACCTAAGTATAAGCAGCGAGTTATACCTGATAAAAAGAAACCTAAACCAGCGCGTAAGGAAAAGCATAAAGGAGATAAGGTAGCATGAGTGTTTGTGGTGAAATAGAAAACTTAGAAGATGAGATACGAAAGTATCAACAAAAAATAAGACAAGCCTACAACAAGATAGATAGGCTCAAAGGCATACAACCTGCGTCTAAAAATAAAAAGCAAGATGACATATGGGAGTACGGAGATGGAGGTGAACTATATGAGTGATTGGCCTAGAGAACTACCACCCACTGATACACCGTCAGAGGAACAACAGTACCACATTAAGGGAGCGTTCCTTGCTTTCTTAATATGCGCCTTTCTAATCTTAGGTGTACCAGTAATACTTAACCTTTTATTTTGGCCTGATATAGGCGTTTGGAGTATGATACGATGAAGTGGTTTGTGATGGTGTTCTTTCTGTCTTACAATGCAGACGGAACAAGAGATACGTTTGTATTTACAAATCCAGTGTACAATACAGAGCTTGAGTGTCGAGCTACCTTGCTAGACAGAAAAGAGATAATGAATTATGTGCACGGTTTGATGACTGCATACAACGGTATGCTTCCTGGTGCAGTAGAGATGGTAAACTGTATAGATGAAAATCAGTTTAATGAACTGCAAGGTTTGAAGAATAAACAGGAGGGTAAGGTTGACGCCTAGAGAAGCAGCACAAATAGAAGCAGAAAAAACTTTTGACTTGTTTATTCTGTGGTCTAAAAGAGCTTTCATTTACAGCACTATATTTTTAATGATCGTTGTTTTTGGTTGCAATAGTGGTGTTGAAACAGGGCCAGACAAGTCAGGCTCTCAGTATAACGGTGAAGCGTATTCACCTATGAACTTAAACAAAAAGGATAACAAATGAGTAACAAATTAAAAATTGTTCCACTAAGTGTCGTTAGCATCTTTGATTTATTTAAAGAGGCGTGGAACAGCGTGATGACTATACAGGATTCTCCTTTACGTCACATCCAAAGGTTAGATCCAATGGCTGCACACGCAGTCTTCCAAATACTAGCGTACATGTGGAGTGCAATCTTCGCGTTGTGGATTGGTAATATGTTTTGGTTTGCTATCAGTGGCATGGGTCACTCTTTAATTATAGGTGGTGTATTCATTACTGCCATGACTTACAGAGAAGCTAACAAGCGTTCTAAAATTACACCTGCTGATAATATAACCAGTGGTAGGATGTTTGGAGGTGAGCATGAGTAAAATTTTAAGTATGATACCTGAGTTCTGTCTATCTCACTGGTTGTTGAGAATACCTTTAGCTATCATATTTATACAGCAAGGCTTGTCTAAGTTACCTATAAGTGTTGATGATGCCGAGGCATTCGAATTACCGTACATAGTGTGGTGGTTTGCAGCTTACGGTGAGCTTGGTGCAGGTATAGGATTAATACTTGGAGGTCTACTAACTTTCTCGTACTTACATTTAGATAGGCCGTGGGTAGAAGACATGGTAACTAGGTTCAGTGGGTTAGTTATATGCTGTATTATGACAGGTGTTATATGGATAGGAGAACCTGATAGTTTAATGGATGTGTTGTTGTATGACAACTTACATGTTCTGCTTTGGGTAGGTGGTTTATTCTTTGCACTTAGAGGCTCAAGAGCGTAATGGAAAAGGATAGTTTTAAGAAAATCTTAAAAGATATACGTCCTATGACAAAAGAGGAGAGACAAAGAGCAAAGGAGAGAGAAGCGTACAACACAGTTGGCTTTAACTTATGCGTTAGCTGTGGTTGTCCTACACCTAATACGTGGTGTGAGTTTTGTTTGATGGAGGAATAATGGAGTTAGCATTAATAAGAACCCTCATGGATAAAGAGTTCTATGAGAATAACAAAGGTATCAGAACACCTGATAACCTTTTCAGTAAAGACTTGCGTGGTATAAAAAGAACTCTTGACTACGCTATGGAGACATACGAGAGGAGCATAACACCAGCAGAACTAGAAGGCTTATTCTTCACACATAACGTCTTGACTACAGCTAACAAAGATTCTTACAGAGAGTTGTTCAAGAGGATAAACAGAGCAGAACCTATGTCACCTGACATTGCACAGGAAGTTATGGGTAATATGTTTCAGAAGTTAGTAGGAGAGGAGATAGCTAACTTAGGTGTTAAGTATGTCAACGGTGTAGAGAATACACTGGAGCCTGTGCGTAAGATAATAGAAGACTATCAGGATGACTTCATGCCTAACTTGAAGATTGATTGGGGTGACATATCTATTGACACCTTACTAGAGAAGGCTGACATTCAAGCTAAGTGGAAGTTTAACATATCATCTCTGCAAAGACGCATAGAAGGTGTGTCAGGTGGGCATTTAGTTTTGGTAGGTGCAAGACCAAATACAGGCAAGACATCCTTTCATGCTTCGATCATAGCCTCTGAAGATGGGTTTGCTAGACAGGGTGCTAAGTGTATAGTTTTATGTAACGAGGAATCCTATGATCGTGTAGGTGCAAGGTATCTAAGTGCTGCATCTAACATGTCTATGGATGAAGTTAAAGGTAACTATGCACTAGCTGCAACACGTTACAAACCTGTGCACGATAACATCAAGATCAAGGATAGCACAGGTAAAGATATGCGCTGGGTTGAGGCTGTAGTTAAAGCATACCAGCCTGACATCTTAGTGCTAGACATGGGTGACAAGTTTGCCAGTAAAGGTAGTGCTGACTCTCATGTGTACCTCAAAGACGCAGCGATACACGCACGTAACATAGCGAAGCAGTACGACTGTGCTATCATCTGGATGTCACAACTGTCTGCTGATGCTGAAGGTAAAGTCTACGTGGATCAATCTATGATGGAGGGTAGCAAGACAGGTAAGGCAGCAGAGTGTGACTTGATGATCTTGATTTCCAAGAACCCACAAGTAGAAGGCCAGGATGAACAAGATTCACAGAGACACTTGAACATAGCTAAAAACAAACTACGTGGTGGATGGCATGGTGTTGTACACTGTGAGTTAGATGGTGATAGATCAAGGTACACAGCATGAGAAGAGTTCTTGATGTAGAAAACTCTATCACTTTACGTGATGGCAAGATACACAACGATCCATTTGAACCTAGCAATACGCTTACACAAGTGGGTGTGCTGTGTCTTGACACACAACAGAAGTCTCTGCTTTGCTTTGACCATCAAGAAAGAAACGACACGAAAGACAACAAGTGCAGACTACAAAGATGGCTTGACTCTACAACTCTACTGATAGGACACAACTTACAGTACGATCTGTCTTGGTTGTGGTCTAGTGGGTTTACTTACGATGGTGATATCTACGACACTATGCTTGCTGAGTATTTACTGCAACGTGGACAGAAACAACCACTAAGTTTAGAGCAGTGCGCCCAGCGCAGACAGTTAGAATATCAAAAAGATGATACGCTGAAGTCATACTACAAGAAAGGATACAACACAAATGAAATTCCCTTGGGTGAACTTAGCCATTATCTTTCTTGCGATCTTCATAGTACTGGCGAGTTGTACAAAGCAATCGAAGAAGACTACCAAGATCCTGCCTCAACTTCCTTACATAACGTTAGAGACATTACCTTCCGCACCTGCAAGTCCCTCGCAAAAATGTACATGCGTGGATTCAGGGTGGATACTACCGCCCTCGAACATGTCCGTGATGAGTTCCAACGAGAGCGTAACGAAATCGAATACAGGTTGCAAAAAAAGGTGCGAAAACTAATGGGTGACACACCCATAAATCTAAACTCTCCAGAACAACTGTCGCAAGTAATCTTTGGTAGAAGAGTACACAACAAAAAAGAGTGGGCTAACTTGTTTGAACACGTAAGTACACCAGAGGAGTTTAAAGATACAGTAGAAAAGAACAGTGACATGATACTCAAGACATACGCTGTCATATGTTCTAGCTGCACAGGTAAGGGGAAAGTGTTTAAAGTAAGGAAAGATGGCACAAAGTATGCCAAACCTACTAAATGTAAAGAGTGTGACGGTAAAGGATACCATCTACGTGAACTATCACACGCTGCAGGATTACAGTTTAGAGCACCAAACAAGTCTTGGATTAGTGCTAATGGTTTTAGCACAGGTAAAGATAGACTAGATATGATCAACCACGTTGCAAAGAAAGGTGAAATGAAAGATGCAGAAGAATTTATCACAGGGGTTAAAAGGCTGTCTGCTGTTAGTAGTTATCTCAGTAGTTTTGTCGATGGTATTTCCACCTACACTAAGCAAGATGGATTCCTCCATGTCGGTCTTACCCAGCATATCACCAGTACAGGTAGATTTTCTGGACGAAAGCCCAACATGCAAAACATGCCAAGAGGAGGAACCTTTCCTGTAAAGCGTGTGTTTATCTCTCGTTGGACTGACGGTCACATTTTAGAGGCTGACTTTGCCCAGCTTGAGTTTCGTACAGCAGCATTCCTTGCACAAGACGAGACAGCTATGCAAGAAATAGACACAGGGTTTGACGTGCACAGTTACACAGCAAAGATCATCACTGATGCAGGTCAGCCTACAACTAGGCAAGAAGCCAAGGCTCACACGTTTGCACCTCTCTTTGGGGCTACAGGGTACGGCAGAAGCAATGCAGAGGCAGCATACTACAAGCACTTCGTAGAGAAGTACAAAGGCATAGCTAAGTGGCACACAGATCTAGGCAACGAGGCGTTACGCTTTCAAAAGATAACTAACGTAAGTGGTAGGCAGTACGCTTTTCCTGACGTTACACGTAGAGCAAACGGTAGTGTGTCTCACTTCACTATGATAAAGAACTATCCTGTTCAAGGTTTCGCTACAGGTGATGTAGTACCGCTTGTCTTAATAGAACTAGATGCTAGACTAGAGAAGCTACAGTCAGGTATAGTTAACAGCGTACACGATTCTGTGGTAGTAGATGTACACCCAAACGAAAAAGACTACGTGATTGCAATGATAGATACATTAAACGATGATCTTAATAGTATAGTGGAGGAAGCGTATGGAATAAAAATAAACGTTCCGTTGTTATTAGAAGCTAAAATAGGTAAGAATTGGCTTGACATTAAGGACGTTTAGTGGTATAACTAAGACTCTTTTAATATTGAAAGGAAAACAATATGAGTATGGAAGTTGCACTGAGTGTAGACAACATGAACCTGGCTGACGCTATGGGTTTTGGCAGCACTGCAGAGGGCAGTGGAGGTAGTTCTAATTTATACAGGATTACAGCGACTGTTATTCAAGAGGCTGTTGATGGTAAAGTAGCAAACTCACCAGTGTTTAAGATTAAAAGAGATGAAGAGGTATTCTATTCTCGTGAGATAGAGTTGCGTATCTTTACGCAAAGACAGCGATGGCAGAAGTGGGACAGTGAAAACAGTATGTTTCACAGAACTGTAATGTCAACTAATCTAAATGCAGACTTAAAAGATACTTTGGGTACGTTTAATTTAGGTAGACCTACAGGCTACATCAAAGACTTCAACGGTTTACCTGAAGCTACAAAAGATATTATACGTAGCGTCAATCGTGTTAAAGTTTACATGGGTATGGCTTGCTTCTCTGAGCCTTTTGTGGAGGGTGGTGAGCCAGTAGTAGGATACGAAGGTGAAGTTCCCTTTATAGCTGACATAAAAAATCGTGAAAGCTTACAGTCTATTGACGGTGTAATAAAAAAGTTACAAACTAAACGTATACTTCCAGTTGAGCACCTTATAAAAGTTAAAGGTGACGTTAGAGCTATGCCTAACGGCAGTAAGTATGCAGTCTTCCAAGCCTCACTAGGTGAGATGGTTGATCTTACAGAATCAGACAATGAAGCACTAAAAGATTTTGTGTCTTACGTTGAGAATCAAAACGACTACATCTTAAACAAATGGGATGAAACACACGTAGAAAAGCTTGACAAGGAGTCATCTAAGATCGTATCTAACATCGTAGACTTGGAGGACTTTGAATAATGCAACACCCTGCTGAACTATCTGTGCACTCTTACCTGAGAAAATCTATTGATGGTAAAGCAGGGATGTCACAGGAAGTTATTGACAAGGTAGCTGACGATATTAAAGAAGCCCTGCATAAACAGTTTAACTCTGAGAAACGAAAGTTCAAAGTTAGAATGTCAAATGTAGGGCGTCCTAAGTGTCAGCTATGGTTTGATAAGAACAAACCTGAGAACGCAGAGCCTCTACCTGCATCATTTAAGATTAACATGATCATAGGCGATATAGTTGAGGCTGTGTTTAAAGGATTGCTTAGAGCGTCAGGCACAGAGTTTGAAGATAACGATAACGTGACACTCAAGCTGTCAAACAAAGCAGAGATATCTGGTGAGTACGACATGGTGCTTGACGGTAAAGTAGATGATGTAAAGTCTGCATCACCTTGGTCATTTCAAAATAAGTTTGAAGACTTCCACAGCTTAAACAAAGGTGACTCGTTTGGTTACGTGTCACAGCTTGTAGGGTACGCTACTGCTGCAGGTAAAGACGTAGGTGGCTGGTGGGTAGTTAACAAAGGCAACGGTGACTTCAAGTACGTGTCAGCTTCTGAGGCAGACAAAAAAGAAGTGTTAAAAAAGATAGAGGATACCTATGATTACTTAGATAAAGATGAACCCTTTGAGCGTTGCTTTGACTCAGAGCCAGAAACTTATCGTGGCAAAGCCAGTGGCAACCGCAAACTAGCAAAGGTGTGTAGCTTCTGCTCACACAAAAAGAAATGTTGGCCTACACTTAGAGCATTACCTTCTCAGGTCTACAGTGGAAAGCTAACACCACCAACAGTAGAATATGTCAGTTTATGGAGTGATAGATAATGACAAAAGTAGTAATTGATGAAGTAGAGTACGATACAGAAGACTTTACAGAAGACCAAAACAATGTGGTAGCAGAGTTGCAATACAATTCAAACATACAACGCCAGCTTACCTATCAGTTAAACACAGTTAAAACAGTAGGTGAGGTCGTATTATCTCGTTTGAAACAATCCTTAACAGAGAACGAGGATGTCACAGAAGAGGCGTCATAACTCCAGAAGGTATCGCAGTGGGCTAGAACGTGAAGTCGCTGCGTTCCTGAAAGATAATCAAACTAGAGTCAGGTATGAGGTTCTAAAGATAGAGTGGGAAGACCTACGGTACAGAACTTACACACCTGACTTTATTTTGGACAACGGTATAATAATAGAAACCAAAGGTATCTTTGATAGCGAGGACAGACGAAAGCACATGGAGATACGTAAGCAACACCCTGAGTTAGACATACGGTTTGTGTTCAGTAACTCTATGGCAAAGCTGTACAAAGGTGCTAAGTCAAGATACTACAACTGGTGTGATAAGAACGAGTTTCTTTGGGCGCATCGTGTTATACCTGAAGCCTGGTTAAAAGAAAAGGGAAGACCAACAAGAAAGAAGTACATAGAATTTAAAGGTAAAAAAAGGAATATGTAATGCCTTACGTTGTGAAAGATGACGAAGTAGCAATGATTCTTAGACCTGCAAGCTTCGATGAAAACGGGGAGTGGACAGGAGAGTTAGAAACAGGCTTGGCTTGTGGTGCGATGTCACAGACAGATATAGAAACTATGTCTTACTTAGTTCATCTGGCTACATTGATGGGTACGTTTTTGGCAATGGCTCAAGAGGATGAGGGTTTGTATGAAGCAGTAGCAGACAGAAGAGATTATCTAGTAAGCCTTGAAAAACAAAACGAACCTCTATATGAAAAGGTAGAAGGCACTAATGGTAAAGTTGTTAGACTTACTAGATGGACTAAAACGGAAGGTAATGCATGACTAATGTTGATCCAGTAAACAAACCTATACACTATAACCAAGCAGGTATAGAGTGCATAGATGCAATAGAAGCCATGACAGAAAATATGTCAGGCTATATAGCACCACAAGCAGCTAACGTATTAAAGTATATGTGGCGTTGCGAATACAAAAACGGACTAGAAGATATAGACAAGGCGATATGGTATTTACAAAGGATGAGAAAACGTTGGATGGAGTTTCACAAATGATGCAGAAAAAGTTTAGCGTCACGTTTGTATTGAAGGTAGACGAAGATAACAATATATTTTCTTCTGTAGAAGAGGCACACGAGGACGATGTATACGACTTGGTTCGCAATACCTTTCACGATATTGACGATATAAAACTAGATAATCTAAATGTAAAGGAGAGATGGTAAGATGATTAGTCAAGAAGATATTGATGCTTTTAAAAGATTCAACGATGCAGATTATCTCATGAACGAATATCAAGACATGGCAGCATCCACTGCTATCTATGGGGCAAAGCACCAAGTAATTTACCCAGCGCTGGGTCTAGCTGCTGAAGCAGGGGAGGTAGCTAACAAAGTAAAGAAGATCTTACGTGATGGTAACTTTGATCGTGAGGCTATTGCAGATGAGGTAGGGGATTGCCTTTGGTACATTGCAGCATTGTGCCGTGATTTAAATGTAGATCTAGGAAAAGTAGCAAATAACAATCTAAGAAAGTTACGTGATCGTGAGAAAAGAGGAACACTAAAGGGAAGCGGAGACAAACGATAATGGATAACTATTTACCTACGGACTATCAGTCCTTTATACATAAGTCACGATACGCTAAATACTTTGATGGCAAAGGGCGTGAGTCTTGGAGCGACACAGTAGAACGCTACATGGATAACGTAGTGCGTCCCAAGCTAGGTGACGATAGCTACGTAAACAACATACGAGATGCTATTCTTAACTTAGAAGTCATGCCATCCATGAGAGCTATGATGACTGCTGGCCCAGCGCTAGAGCGTGACAATACTGCAGGGTACAACTGTAGCTATCTAACCGTAGATGACCCTAAGTCCTTCGATGAGGCTATGTTCATCCTCCTCTGTGGCACTGGTGTTGGGTTCAGTGTTGAGAGGCAGTATATCAGTAAGCTCCCTGAAGTCCCTACTCTCTTCGAGAGCGATACTACTATCGTTGTAAGGGACAGCAAGGAGGGATGGGCTAAGGCGTTCAGACAATTGTTGGCACTCCTTTGGGCTGGTGAGATACCTAAGTGGGATATCTCTCGTGTACGTCCTGCAGGTGCAAGACTTAAAACTTTTGGTGGCAGGGCATCAGGGCCAGGACCACTAGTAGAACTGTTTAACTTTGCAGTACAGACATTTAAGAACGCACAGGGACGCAAGCTGTCTAGCATAGAGTGTCACGATCTTATGTGCTTTGTAGGACAGATAGTAGTTGTAGGTGGTGTACGCCGTAGTGCAATGATATCTCTGTCTAACCTAAGTGATGATCGTATGCGTCACGCTAAGTCAGGACAGTGGTGGGAGACTGCAGCACATCGTGCGTTAGCTAACAACTCTGTATGCTACACAGAGAAGCCTGACATGGAAACGTTTATGCGTGAGTGGCTAGCATTAGTTGAAAGTAAATCAGGAGAGAGAGGGATATTTAATCGTGAGGCATCCAGAAAACAAGCGGCAAAAAACGACAGGCGTGATCCTTACCAAGAGT